TCATAGCTTGGTTAAGTACAATCTTACCTTCTGCGTCGGCTGATAGCTGAGACATGTAGAATACTGCACACTCTTGTTGTTTAGCTATCTGCCTAGCATGAATAGCGTTAGCCTTGAGTGCTTCATCAGGACGTGAGAAACCTGCAGTGCGTGCAAACTTATCACCCATGTCCAGTATAATAATGTCAGGCTTGTATGACTTACATACTGACTCAACCCAGTTCATGTCACGTCCTGTCGCATCCTTGAACATTAAATTAGGCTTAATCTTTAGGAAAGATTTCATTGCCTTCTCTCTGATCTCAGGCTTCTGAAGTTCATACTGGTCGTATCCACTAACTGCATTGATGTAACGCATTACTACACGTCCATATCCTTCTTCATTACACAGTACAACTACCCTTGCACCCTGCTCACAGAAACCATTTGGACCAGCCACAAGTGATGCATGGAACGAAGTCTTACCAGTGTTAGGTCTAGCACCTACCTCAATCAAATGTCCTGCATTAATACCTTCTACCTTACGTGTCAGGCTAGGTATGTTGAATGTCCAACGTGTCTCAAGATCATTGAGTGCCATGATAGTATCAAAGTCAATGTCTTCCCATTCAATGTTTAGGTTAGGTGTGAAGTCGTCACCATACTGCTCAAGCATTTGACGCAACGGCTCAAGGCTAGACTTGCTACCATTTACATAGTCAAAGCCTAGGTTAGCAATGTCTTCACCAATAACCTGTTGGAATAGTTTAGACAATACTTCTTGAGCTATGTCACTACCCATTGGTTGTTCTTTGTTGATCTGATTAAACAATGCACTGTATGCTTGTCGCTGTGCAGTAGTTAGTGTGGGATTGTTAGACATAAACAATGCCTCAATCTCAGCAGGTGTTACAGTACGCTCGTAGTTGTCCATTGCTTTATCAATAGATTGTTTGATCTTACGTACATCTTTACTAAACAATCTGTCTGGGCAACGTGAGCCACGATGTTCATCGTAAAACTCTTTATCCATTAAGCTACGTATAAGGGATAGTTCCATATGTTATTCTCCTAGGGTTGAAAGATTAGCCATGTCGGATGGCAGTCTATATTTTAAATCATCTTCGAGGCGTAGTACTTTAACAGTATCTACATAACCTCGTAACTCTTTTGCAAACTGTAAGGTCTTGGGTAATGCATCAGGGTCTAGTGCAACTATAGCTGTTGAGAACTGCGATAAGTACTGCTTATGTCCGAGGGATAGTGATGTACCCAACACTGCAACCCCTACATATACATCACTGTCTCCAACAATGGCGGCACTGATGCAATCCTCAACAACTACAGCAGTTTTACCATGTCCTGATGCATATGGCAAGATACTTTTTCCATATCTTTTCCACTTAGGTATACGTTTACCAAGTGATCTACCAGTAGCATCAACCATAACATGACCATTCATAACAGGGAACACCACACGATGTTCCTTAACATCATATAGTAGACCTAGATGTTGTGCATCTAATCCCCAATCGTCACAGAAGTCTTTGATCTTATCGTTATCACGTACAATCCACTCAGGTTTTGAAAAACTTATAGCATGTGTCTCTTCTGCAACACGTCCAAGTGACTTACGTATATCATCTGCAGTAAGTGAGGTACGAGTACCACCACCTGCACTACAACTAGCCTTGTAACAGTTCCATACAATAGAACCCATGTTATTTGTAACAGTAAATGTATTCTTAGTATTACATACAGGACATGTCATTCGTTTTGTTTCACCATTAACAAGTGACAAATCATTTATAATACTAAGTATATTCATTTATATATCACTTTCATTGTTACTCATTGCACTCGATTGTACACTTACATTTCTTTGTGTCAAGGCATTATTTGCAGAATCATAAGTATGTTTTATATATGGTTGCACAGAAGACACATGATTGTGTCCAGTAACAGACATCACTTGGCCTATTGGTACACCTGCTTCAACCATCTGTGTTACACCTGTTCTACGTAAGTCCATAAGGCGTAACTCTTCTGGTAGCTTAGCCAATCTCATGACACGTCTACCCACCTTTGACAATCTTTCCATAGCATAGGGTTCATACGTACCATTCATAGGCTTAGGGTGTGGTGCTACATACTCTTGAAAGCCAAAGTCATTACGTTGTTCATTCAACATGTGACACAGATCATCTGATATAGGTAGTGATACATCAGCCCTACGTTTACTCTGCTCTAACTGCAATCGCTGTGTACGTAGGTCAATGTTCTCCCACTTGAGTGTACGCATGTCGCCTAGTCTCTGACACCATTCGTATGCCATGTGTACAATCAAGCCTACATTCCTGTAATCAAAATCGCTGTAAGAATAATCAAGAAACCTGACAACATCACCATGTGACCATACAACCTTACGCTGTGGCAATGCCTTACGCTTGATGCTAGTCCAAGGATTTTGTGTGGCATGTTCCATGTCAATAGCATAGTTGTATACCCTACTTGCACATGTGGCTGCATGATTAGCAAAACTAATACCACGCTTAACCCACTCCTCATATGCTTGCTTGGCAACCTTAGTAGTTACAGTGTCATACTTCTTACCGCCCATTGTCTGATGGAGTATGGTTAGGAAGTATCTGTAATCCACTTTAGTTGTGTCTCGTAACATATTGAAATCATTAGATTGATAGTAGTAGTTAATCAAATCTGTCACCTTACTTGATGGCTTTATCTGCACCACTAACGCTTGTTGCTCACGCCAATGGTCTATGTCTGCATTACGTTCCTTTACAATCTTACGTACTTCCTTGAGGTCAGCACCATATTCTTCACGTGATACTACACCTTCGTCAACTAAAGATTGCGGTGGGTTAAAACGATAAGTGACCACCCCGTGGGGTGACACTCTCTCTTGTACATATCTAGGTAGCTTCGGCATTATGCCGCTTCCAATACACGGAACTGATTACTACTCACCCACTTGCTCACCTCTTGTTCACGTGACCACATGTTGATTGCTTGTGTATCATGCCCCGTGTTACGTAGGTTGAAACCATTACGTTCATCAGCATAACTAGCGTAGTTAGTGAAGGCAGAATACAATGCAAACTTATTGTGTCCACGCACACTAGCCTCAGCATTATACAAACCAAACATCTTCTCAGCCTTAGTCTTAGAACTAATGATACTCTCAATCAAATCCTTGACGTTGATAAACTTGAGGCTAGTCTCTGCCCACACTTGCATCTTTTCTGCTTGATGAAAGAAGTCAGTACGAGCACGATTTAGTTCATAGATAAAGCTATCCATAGTAAAGTTAGATGTGTTCTTCTTACGCACCTTGTCGTGATCACCAGTAATCATGCCGTTAGTACAGAAGAAATCTATAGCACCAAAGAATACTTGATTACTACATGACCCATCAATACCATGTAAGCTTATGATCCTGTTACCAATCTCAGTCTCAGCTTTGTCAGTTGTAATTTTAGTCTTGATGTTAGGTAGTGTCACGTCAAGCATAGCCCATGCACCATTACGTGCTGTTCTAAACTGATTGACTGCACCATCTAATGCATCAACACCTAGCTCTTGTGTGGCAGTATCCATTACCCCACGAAAGAAGTCACCATGTGCGGCACATTGGAATGTGTTACCTACAATGCCTAGATATTCGCCTGTATCTTCATTGATAACGTACTTCTTATCATGCATTTTAGTTGCTTCGAATGCTACTTTAAAGTCTAAGTGATCAGGTATATATGTCATGTTATTCTCCATTTGTTTAAGTGTGTGGCAACTGTGCCATGTTTGTATAGTATCTGTCAACCCCTATACTAGTAACGATAAGGATTATATTATCATACCAGTTATATAGCGAACAACGAATGAGAAAGCAAAGCCTACACCAAGGAAGGCAAAGCATGTAAATATTATAATAGCCATTGTCATTAGTTTTGCGTCACGTTTTTCTTTACGTGCTTGTACTGTTACAGGTTTACTTCTGTAGTATGGTTTATACTGTGTCATTATTTTATCTCCTCTATGAAAGCAAAGCCACCGCCATTGCCCTCTTCATCTTGTGATATTACAAATCTTACTTCTTCTGAGCTATTAGCTAATGTGAATACAGGAAAGTCTCTACCACCCCACTCATCCTTCTCAAAGTGAAAGCCTTTAATCTTACAACCAACC